TTCCAGGCAGGCATATACCTCTCCTATGCCGCATAGCTGACCCCGCCACTGGCTGTGATGCCGTCCTTGAGCACAGCTAGGGTTGTGGCTGTATTCCCGTCGCTGTCCGTGTACGCAGCCTGGGCCCTCAGTCCCGAGAGGGTCAGCGCCTCGAAGGCAACCGCAGCCGGCGTCACTGTGTTACTGAACTGCGCGAACAGATCCTCCTGGCGAATCACGACGGTCCAGCTGTGATAGCCGTCGTCTCCCGCGCCCTGCTGCTCATAGCGGTAGGATGATGCGGCGCTGTAGACGGTGGCGACGGTCGAGCCATCCCGCTTGAACACATATTCGTAGCGCCAGAAATCGGCCACCGGCGTGCTCGTGACGCTTGCATAGAGACCGGAGATCACGCCAGTCGTGAGCGTCGCCGTGGGTGTCGTCGGCGCGGCGTTCGTGGCCGTGCCGTTTGCCGCCGTGCTCACTTGCCCGAACCCGTCTACAGCGACCAGGCTGTAGGACAGGACCGGATCGGGCGTGCCGCTGTGTTCGGAGCGGTTCAGGTCGATGGTGTAGGTGTACGTGTCGGCATTACCGCTCAGCTGCCGGTTGGTCGAGTCGATCGCCAGGCGGTAGCGATAGGCGTCCTCAGCGCGTGTCCAAGTAATGGTCCAGTCTGCGCCCGCCGTGCCGGTATCGCCTGACCAAGACTGTGCGAGGCCGCTCGGCGTGGCCGGCGCGCTTTTGGTCACCAGGCCCGTGTTGACGGCCGCGCTCAGAACATTGCTAAAGGTCCGGCTCTTCAGCTCGACATAGAGCGACGAGTCGCCGGCGCCCGCCGTGTCGTTGTAGTTCATCGCCAGCGTGTACAGGAAGCGCCCTGCCGCGCTGTAGGTTGTGCGGTAGATCGTGCCGCCGGAAGAGGCCCTGACAACGACCTGAACCTCCTTGAAATTAGCCTCGGTGGGGTTGGTCCAGGTGACGAGCAGATCACCCGTGCCGATCCAGGTCGCGCTGATGCTGGTCGGCACGCCAGCCGCGACGGTATCCGTTGCCGTCGTGATGTAATTCTGGTTCAGCACCAGTGGCGACATATCGCTCCAAGCGCCCTGCCAGCCCTGGACGACGGCGGCGACGCGCACGTAGTAGAGCACGCCCGGGCGCAGGTTCTCCAGTGCAATTGAGCGGCCTGCCGCGTTTTCTGTCCGCGTGGAGGCCGCTGGGAATGTATTACTTGTGCTCGCCTGAACAACATAGTGCTGCACTTGCAGCCCCGGCGGCGCGTCCCACGTGGCGCTGATGCGGGCCGTGGGGGCCGCGGTCGAGGTGCCGATCGATGTGCTGAGGCTCAGATTATCGGGCGCATCGATCGACGGCGGTGCTGGCGGCGCAATATCGACGGCGACCGCGCTGGACGCAGGCGCCCCACCAGCTTTTACGGCGGGCCTAATGTCAATCTTTTTCTGGAGGCGTGTTTTCGGCATTGTGCTATACTTGTCTTATGAACCAAACGATCATCATTGAGCCAGGCAAGTATCCTCTACACACCCTCAACGGTGTCGAGTGGGTTGTGTTTCCTCAGCCTGAGCTTGCTCAAGCAGTCTACATATCGGCGTTCGGCATGATCTACTATCAGGTTCAGGTTGCCGGTAAAGGATGCATACGCCTTGCCCCGGAACGCTGTACGCCGATCACTTCACCATGCCTTAACTGAGCAGTTCGGCGGCATAATACACGTCGCCCAGCACCTGATAATACTGGCCGGGGTAGAGGCCATCGAGTTCGTCAAGAAACACTTCGGCCGTATCTGCCTTGTCGCCACTGATGACACTCTTCGACTGCGCTGCGTGATATTTGTAATCGCGCCAGGCATCGTCCTGTGGCTCGATGACACGTCCACCCCACCCGATCGACACATCCTTGCCTCGGACGATCAGGCGATCGCCGAACCGCTGAAACGACGGCGTGAACACCAGCGCCAGCTTGCTGTTCTGATGATCGTCGATCGCAAACCGACGCCGCACAGCCGGCGCGCGATTCCAGAGCCAGGTCGCCGTGTCAAGCCGGCTCTTAACGTTCGACAGCATCGTGCTGATCGCGTTCAGCCGACTGTTCAGCGTCGCGGCTGTGATGGAGGTGTCGGCCGCGAACGCCGTCGGCGGGCTGGCCGCAGGGTAGTGCGTCGCCGCCTCAGCGCGGATCGTGTGGAGGGTGAACCTCGAGTTCAATTCCATCTCGTGGTTGGCGAAGAGCGCCGCGTTCGTCGCCGCATTCGTCACCACTTCGTCAATCTGGACATAGACCCTATCGCTCACGCTGTTGGCGAGCGTGTAGCTGATATCAATGCTGTTATTGGAGTTCAGCGCCCAGGTCGAGCCGGTATAGGCCAGCACGCCGTCGATCAGCACCTCCAGATGCTCGGCATCGTTGAAGATGTTCGAGGTGCCGAGAATCCTCAGCACGTCCTGACTCTGGCTGCGCTGGACCGAGCCGGCGTAAAGCGTCGCCGTCTCGACCTTGTGCGTCCCAGATACCCAGAAGTGGCCCATCGTCGGTGGAATCGGCACCGCCGCGATGCGGTCGTAGAGATTTTGGCAAGCGTTGATCAGCTGGTTCAGCCGGCCGCTGTCATAGGTGCCTGCGAACGTCGGCACACCTGGCCAGGAAGAGGAGACGACGACCGGCTCGGCGAATACCTCTTGGACCAGGTAGCGGCTCGCCTTGGTGGCGTTCCCATTGGTCCTGACTTCAATCAGAATGATATCGCCCGCGTTGTAGCCGCTCGATATGTCGATCGAGGTCGACCAGGAGGTGCCCAGCGTGATGGTCGCCGCAGCTGTGCCGGAGCCGTCCAAGTACACTTTCAGCGTCGCGCTGCCGTAGCCCGACGCGAAACCGTCGAGCCAGAGCGTGGTCATCCCTGTCTGCCAGCGGAGCGCACCCCACCAGACACGGAAGTCGCCGGCGGCATGGCTGACGTAGCCGTTCGAATTGCCGTCGAAGGCGGCCAGACGGCGGTAGCTCCAGCCGTCGAGCGCAATGGCGGCGTCGCGCAGCATATTGAGCGCGGTCGCGCTGATCGGCATCTGGACGTTGTTGACGAAGGTTGTCGGGAGGTCAAGGGCTGGCATCGCTCACCACGCGAGCTTCTTCGGCCCAGCCTGGGCCGAGGTCGAGACGATGTAGTAATCATCAACGGTCGGGATGCCGGTCACGTCGACCATCGCCAGGGTCATCACCTCCCCTGCCTCGTGATCGATCTTGTAGACGAGGTGCGGCGCGGCGGTCAGGCTCATATCCGCACAGGTCAGACCGACCGTATCACCCACGAGCCGCGCCGGATTGTAGGGCACGGTGATGGTTCGTGTTTTGCGCGCGGTGCCGTAGAACGCGAGCGCCATCGTCGCGAGCTGCAGCGCGTGCGCCTTGTTTTGGACGAAGATGTTATCTTCCATGGTCATCACCGGCGTGCCGCTCCCGACAGAGATCGTTTGCGTCTCACCAGTCGTCACCGGCGTGCCGTGGACGATGATGCGGTAGATCACGACGGGGATCAGCTCGTCATTGGTGAACTCAATCGAAATCCGCTGCGCGTACTGTGTGACGGTGTACGTAAAAGCGGCCGCAGGCTCGCCGTCGAACCGTGTGACGGTCAGGTGCTCGGCGGGCAGCGTGTCAGCGGTCGCCCCACTCAGAAAGCTTGTAATCGGCCACTGTGGCTCGAGATCGATCGTAATCGTCTCGCTCGGCTCTACCTTGCGCGGTGTGTCGTCGTTGATTACCTCCTGCATCGGGCGAGCTGAGCGCGGCGTGAAGGAGCAAACGATCTTGGTAAAATATTGACCGGTCGATTCCTCTTCCTTGGGCGAATCCTTATCGTAGACCCCAAGCGCATCAGTCGCGCCCGCGAGCGTATCGGCATAGGTGTAGGTCGCCGTTCCGACCAGCAGCAGCGGTTGCTTGTAGCGAATTACGCCGTCGAGTGCCTGGTGATTTTGCCCACCGGCCGCTCGCGCCAGCCTGAGCGCCTCGTCCCATCCACTCTCGCCGGCAATCCATGCCCAATCGGGCGCTATGACGGCCTGGTCACAGGCGTAGTAAAAATCAGCGGTGGGATAGCTTCCTGCCTGCTCGTAAGGCCGCCCGCCGGCCTGCCAGAGCACCCAATTGATAAGGCCAGCGGCGTAGTTGCCGTCAGTCGGATCTTCGATGCTGCTGGCTGTGGTTTTGGTCGCGACCGGCCGCCGGTAGAACATCGGGCTGTAGAGGTCTTTCGTCCGGTTTGGCAGATCATCGGTCATGCCGACACAGTTGAATGTGACCGTTTCAGCGTCACCGCTCGCACGTGTGTTCACGCCGACGAAGGCGACGGCGCTGCTGCCGTCCACGGTCGGTACCACCTGAAACGGCGTGCGCGCCCACGGCTGGCCCTGCACCTCACTGCGCAGTGCGGTGATCGTCTGGCGCGTTGTCACCTTGTCGCCAAATCCGAGGCCAGCATCAGATAAGGCAGACTCAGCGCCGCCGGCGAAGTCGGTGATCTTGCCGCTCGTGAGCGCGACCCACGAACCGGACTGTTTCCACTTAATAAGATAGGAGATGGGATGGATACTCATGGCTGCCTGATCGTTAGCTTGACATTATAGAAGCGCGTGCCATCAGGATAGACGAAGCTCTCTGCCTCGCTGTAGTCCTCTCCTTCGCATTGATAGGTCGCCGTGCCGGCCGGCAGCACGGCCGTGAAGGTCGTCGAGAGGTCGAAGACCGCGCGCACGGCCGCACGGGTCAGCTCGGCTACGTTCTCCCATTCGAGATCATAATCGATCTTCTGGCCGCGGCGCATCACGTTGCGCGTGCCATCTTTGCCCTCGACCAGCCGCTCGATCTTGCGCGGCTTGGGCGTGATCGTCTTGGGCGCACGGCGAACGGTCGCGGGGTTGCTGTACACGTCGCCCGTGAAGGTCACGCTGTTGAGGGTTGCGTTCGGCATTACTGTGCGAACCTTCCCTGGAGGTTATTGACCGCCGACTCCACCGCCTGGATACGTGGCCCAAGCGCGTTTACTGCGTCGCGCACTTCACTGAGGCCACCTGACAGTGCCGTGGTTTGGGCGTTGATAGCGTCCACCACAGCGCTGTCGAACACCCGCATGAGCGCCGCGCCGCCCGAGGTCGCGCCCTGATCTCCGGCGGCCCCGGCCGTCGTTCCTGCGCTACCGCCGCCTGCTCGTGTCCCGATGCGGTCATAGAGATCGGCCTGGTGCTGGAGCTTGGCGTTTTCAACGTCAACTGCTTTCCCTGCCCTGATCGCGGCGGCTTCTTTCGCGTCGGCCGAGCGATTTGCCGCAGTGGTCGCCTTGTCCACCTGCTCGTTATAACGCGCATCCTCGGCAGCCAACTGCTCATCGCGCTGCTTCGCATTCGCGTCGCCGCCCGCAAGCAATTGTTTCTCTTCCTCGGCGTTGGCGTCCTGGCGCAGTTGGTGGATCTGCTGCAACCGCGCGATCTCATCTTTGTCTTTATCCTTGCGTGCCTGGGCGAGCTGCTTCTGATACTCGGCCTCTTCCTGGATCTGGCGCTGGCGCATCGCGAGATACTCGGCGGCCAGCTTCTGGTCGCCTGCCTGGGCTATCTGTTGAGCCTTCGCATAGGCTTGCTCGTACTCAGCCGAGAGCGCCTGAGTTTCCTTCTGGCCTAAGACTTTGGTGGACTGGGTCAGATTGTCATAGAAGTCGGCGCGGCTCTGCCGCTTGGCGACCTCGTTGCGGTGCTGCTCTTCAAGCGATTTGCGATCATAGTCACGCTGGATGTCGAGCAGCTTCTTGTAATGCTCGTCCTCCAGATCCTGCATCTTGTTTTGGTACTTCTCTTCGTCAGCCAAGAGAGTGTTGTGCAATTTCTGCTGGTCGGTGAGCTTCGTCGCGCCTGCCGCGCGCCCACGTGCATGACTCTGGCGATCTTGTTCCTGTTCTAACGCTGTTTGCGCGCGGATGGCCTGTGCGCTGCCCTCGCCATACACCCGCTCGGCCTCAGCAAGATCAGCCTCACGTTGTTTGATCTGCTGATTGGCGCTCCCGACGGCGAGTACCTGATCGCGCTTGGCATCGGCGACTGCCTTAGCGTTGTCCTGGTACGCCTTGCGCTCGCGGGCTAGCTCATCCCGTGTTGTGCTGCGCCGGAAGTTGCGTACTTCGGCCTCTTCACTATCGGCGCCGATAAGTTGGCGTGCCGATTGTCGATTCAGGGCTTGTTGTGTTGCCACGCCCTGCGCTGCCGCCAGCCGGAGGTAGGCGGCAGTGAGCTGATCAACCAGGCGAGACGAGGTAGCGAGGCGAGCCGCCGCCGCCTCTCCTGATTGGCCGCTGGCGATCATGGCATTCGCAGCAAACATCGCCTGCTGGCTGAGGCTTTGCTTTGCGACCGCAAGTGTTTGTGACTGAACGCTGGCAATTTGGGACTTCGCCGCATCCTCTTCCAGCGCGGCCACGTACTCTCGTGTTGATTGGGCCGCTATAATATCGGCCTGTCCGTGGTCTCGCTGTGCGGCTGCGGATGCTAAGGTCGCGTCGGCATGCGCAAGCTCATCTTGAGTTACCTGCCGTGTTACCGTGGACTGTCCAAACAGTACAGCCGCATTAGCCCTGCCAGCCTCACTATATGCCTCAGTGACGCCCTTTCCCTCCCGCAGTGCTCCGATAAAGGCTTCCCATGATGCAACTGAACCACCGAGTTGTGCGCTGAAATCAGGAAGACGCGCCCCTGTCAAGCTACTGATACCAGCGCGTAGCCTGTCAACACTGGTAATTACCGGGTTGATGCGAACGACAGCATCCCCGATACCAGATAATCCCTGTCCGACTGATCCTATCCCTGCGGCTGCGTTTGCCACTTTACTCAGGTCCTCAGCAAACGGCGCGATCTTGACCGAAATCAGTCCACCAAGTGCGTTCTTGGCATTGTCGATCGACGCTTGCGCTCGGGCGAAGGAAGATGCCGCGTCATCAGCGGCCCCGCCCGCCGCGTGCATCGTCGCCTCGCCCTGCTGCAGGACCGCGTTCAGAATCGCTTGCTTTTTCTCGGCTTCCGTAAGTGCATCGGATGATTTGCCGACGCTCGCCGCATAGGCATCATAGGCTTCCTTTTCGCTGATAATGATGCCCAGGTTGTCGAGGATACGCGGAGAGGCGCGCCCGACGCCCGTCACGATATCGTCGAACGCCTGCTGAGTAGTAGAGCCCATTTGCTGTGCGCGAGAGCGGGCCACTTCCATCAGCCGACTGAATGTTTCGGCGTCGTGCGCCACGCCTAGCAGTTCTGCGCGGTTGGCAGCCAATTCGAGGTTGAGATCGCTAACTTCGCCGTGGCTGGCATTATGCAGCGCGCTGAGGAGCGTGTCCCCGGTAGTATGCGCTGTCCGCGCGAGACTATCGAAGGCGCCGCGGGTACGGGTCGCCTGTGCCCCCTGCTCGGCAAGGTCGATCGTCACCTTGCCCAGGCCAGCAGCCGCGCCCACCGCGCCCAACGTGCCCAGGCTGCCCGCAAGCGCGCCGACCTGGCCGGTCACGCCTCCAATCTGCCCACCCAGTTGCCCCAGCACGCCGCCGAGTTGATTCAGCGCACCACTGCCGCCCTGCGCAGCCTGCGTCATTTGCGATTGGACGCTGGTGAGTTGTCGCTGGAGCGCGATCGACTGCGATTCGCTGATATCCGTGCGTACCAGCGCAGCAGTGAGCCTGTCCTGTGCGGCTGCCTCCAGCTCAGCAGCGCGGGCGCCATCGCCTTGCGCGCGGGCGAGGCGGGCTTGCTGAGCTTCGAGAGCTGCCTGGGCGCGAGTAAGCTGGGCGTAATTGCTCGCTTGCGCCTGATCGGGCGCATTTGCCCCGCCAGCAGCGCCGCCCGCCGCGCCGATCGGCACCGGACGGGCGGCAGCCTGCTGGAGGTCAGCCAGTTGCTGCTTCGCTGCCGCGATGTCCTGGTCGAGCAGCGACAGGTCGAGTCTATAGGTGCTATAAAACGATCCTGCGCTGGCCGGCACGGCCTACTCCAGTGTAATGCCCTCCTTGACCGGATCGGGATGCGTGCCGGCCAGGAAGACACAGAGGTCGAAGACAAACGCCTGGTAGAGGTCAGTCAGACCGGCGATCTGGCTCGGGCGCTGCTGGTACGTCGTCGCTAGCAGGTGCAACCGGCGCAAGCCCGCCAGGGTTGTTACTTTTGGGCTGGCCGATCGCGGCACGCCCCCCGAGGAAGAACTGATAGTAAATGCCCTGCACCTGGTTGAGCGTGAGATCCTTCGGCGTCAATTCGCCTTCCAGGAGTGGCGCCTTATCGCTTACATCGAGCCGGAGCCTTGGCTCAACCAGGCAGAGCGAGGCGAGTTTGTACAGCCCGACCCAGAACTCTTTTTGACCCTGGAGGCGCTGAATCAGATTCTGCTGTTCGAGCGCGCCGGTACCTTCGAGCAGTCGCAACACGGCGGCGATGCTCGGATCAGGCACGGTCCCGACGCTACAGAGCAGTTCGTACAGATCCGGCATCTCCAAGATGCCCGTTCGCCCGTCGTTCAACTGGATTGTGCTGGTGTGCGGCATCAGGAAAGCTCCGCTATCGCATAGGTTGCGCCGCCGGATGGCACGCTCGGCAGCGCGGCGCCGACGACATCGACGGTCGTGCGCTGGGCCGAGAGGCGCAGCATCGGCGTATCCATCTTCGCGCTTGTGGTGAGGCCGGTCGGCTTCGCGTTCGTGAGGATGCCGAGCGGGAACCAGACGCGGATCTTGACGATGCTCAGCACGCCAGCAACATCCTTCTGTGCGTTCGCCTCGCCGTAGAACCCGGCGTTGACGCCGGCCGCCTCGACCAAATCACCAAACCAGGTCAGTTCGGCAAGGCCACTCGGGATGCTCGCCGTGACCTTGCTCTTGGAGAAGGCCGCCGCAAGCGCGGCCAGGTCTACGCAGTCCTGACTGAACTCCACGGTGATCGCCGTCGTGAGGTAGACGTAGGTCTCTTTGCCGTCGCCAGCAAAGGTAATCGTCTTCTCCTGCGGCTTGAGGTCGAGCTTATTCGCGTAGAGGAAGGTCGTCTCGGTCAGCACCGTCGCGACGTTCATCTGGAGCACAGCCTTGTAGAAATCATAAATCTTGTAGCGTCCGGTCGGTGGTGCCATCAGGGCCTCCTTACATCGTGTAGAACGCGAGGGTGACAACGCGGGCCAGTAATCCGAGCGATGGATCGATCGGGTATTCCTCGCTCACACCCGATACCACCACCTTGCCGAACGGGATACAGTAGAACGGGTACGCCTGCTCGACGAGCGGCGCAATCCCGTTGATGCGGTAGTGACCTTGCTGCGGATCGTCGTAGATCCACCAGCGCCAGACGGGGATGCGCATATCGCCCGACTGTCCAGGCATGGCACCGCCGCGCAGCGCTAAGAACGGCGTCGCCGGCAGCGGCGGCTGCTTGAGCTGCTCGGCGTGGACGACGCTCGCCGCGCCAGCCCCGAGTGCCGCGCGCACGGCCGCGCCAGCAGCAGCGACGGCGAGCTGGTCGAAGATCTGCGTCGTGCGCTGTTGGAGGTCAACGCCCAGCATGCCGAGGCCTCCCCCGCGCCACACGCACAACGTCGGCCGGCTGCATCGGCAATGCCCTGATGAGCACACGGCACTCGTCGCACAGCGCATTCCCGCCTGTGGACGCGCCGCCGCAGGCCGGGCATACGATCGCACCACAGGCATGCCGCCAGCAACTGCCGTCGAGTCGCACATCGAACGGCAAGGCTGACGAGCCGCAGGCGTGGCATGCAGGAATGGTCATGCAAGTAGCTCCGCAATCCCCTGCGCTGCGGCGTCCTGTAGGGTGCTGGCCTCGCCGTCGAGCGCGTCGAGAAAACCCTTGTCGATCACCTGCTCCAGGATGACCTGGTAGTCGGTCGGCACCGTCGCTACCAGCACGATATCGTCTGGACCACCGACGCTGATCTCTTCCGTATACACGTGCGCGGGGTTGCGGTCGCGCACCGCCTCGACGGCCTCCTGAAATACGCCCGAGCTGTCGATCCCTGCGCCGGTCACGTAGGCCACGATGCCGGCGAAGGTCGCGCCGGTATACCCCTTGATCTTGGCCTGCGCAGCGGCCAGCAGCACCGACTCGACCCCTGGTGCAGCTGCGTCGAGGCCAGTCGCCGCGCCCTGCTGCGCCTTAGCCTTCAGCCCATCTAGCCAGGCGAACACCTCATCAAGCCCCTGTGGCATCGGCTTTCTTCTCTCTCGGCTCGCGCGGCTCGACGATCTCCAGCAGCCCCTCGTCGATGAGGTCGCGCACACGGCGCACATCACCGACCTCGTGAATCTTTCCATCGCCGACGATCAGCACATGGCCGTTTGGGTGCGCCTCGTTCTCGTCGTTCAGCACGGCGCGCTCGTCGTCGCGTCGGGTCGAGCGGACTTTCAGTGTTTTGGGCGCCATCAATCACTCCTTATACTGGCGAACGCACGGCCGTAAGCTCTGCGACCGTCATCCCCTCGTCGGTATCGATGCCGGCCACCAGGAAGGCCAGTGTGGTGTCGTCTACGCTCACGAGCACATCGCCTACCAGCAAATCAGTGCCGAGCGCAGCGTAGCCCAGCCAGTCCGTCGTGTAGATCGGCGTTTCGGGGCCGCTCCGCTGGCGCTTGTCAGGATTATTGCGTAGCACATTCACGGTGCGCGCCTCGCCGTCGATCGCGGTCGTGGTCGCCGCATGGATGCCGTTCCCTGTTGTGCGATAAACCCTCCAGGACGTGCCACCGACCGGCGGGAGCGTCGGCAAAAACGAGAGCACCGCATTGGCAACATCGTCATAGATGCTCACGACCGGCGCCTCCGACGATACGGATCACCCCGATAAAGCCGGTCGTTCGCGTCCGGCCCGTCTGGGCATGGGGGTGTCACAGGCGCAGTTTTTGTCAGTATGCCACTCGCGGGGCTAACCGATGCACTGGCCGTGATCTGCGCTGTTTCAGCAAGAGTCAGCCAGGTGCTCACCCTGTCGGGCCAGGCCACGGATAGACCGCTTGGCAGAGTCACGCGACCGACGCGCTGCGCAAACCGCGCCGCCAACTCCCGCGCCAGGTACACCACGGCCGCGCCGACCGAGCCGAGCGCGGCGAGTGTAGCGATGATGTGCTCGTCGCTGACGAGCGCCGTTTGCGCCGATGTCACATCGGTGACGCCGAGCTGATCGCGTACCTTGTCCTTATCGGTTGACAAGGTTTCGTCATACGTGTAAGTGGACAACGATCCCTACTCCTTGCCGCCCCTGCCATAAGCCGCGCGCAGCTTGTCGAGCGTCTTCGGCCCGACGCCCTCGACTTCGCGTAATTGCTCGTCGCTGGCCGAGGCGATCGCCTCGGGTGTGTTGTAGCCCGCCGCGACGAGCCGATCGGCCAGCTCCTGACCGATGATGGTGACGAACGGGTGCTCGCCACCAATGCCGAACTGTCCAGGTCGCCTGAGATCGGTTGCAAGGTCGCCCTGTGGCACGGCCGCGCCCTGGAGCGCTCCCAGGTGCTCTGGGTTAATCGCCGGTGCCCGCCCACTCTGCGGCATCCGTGCCTGAGTCAGCCGCGCATGCTGCGCCTGAAGCGCCGCGATTTGCGCCTCTAGCGCAGCGGCGGCCATCGCCTCCTGCTCGGGGTTGCCGGCGGCCAGATCGGCATCCGTCGGCAGGTGCTCGACGCGGGTGATCAACCGCCCACCGTGCAGGACTGAGCCGCCGTTCCGAATGACATCCTCCATTTGTGCGCGTGATAGCATAGGTCCTCCCATACTGTGCTACAATGTAGCTGTTGCGGGTAGCAGCCCCAAGGATCGACGCGACGACGCCTGCGTAGCACTACCCACACAAGACGAGCGCATCATGCGCTCGTCTTGTTGTCTGTCATTAGAACGGCTCTCCCACCGAAATACTATCCGAGTAGGTGCCGACGGTCAGGCAGGCACTCGCCTGGAGCAGGTGCTTGCGTGGAAAGCCGCGGACGACTCCCCAGTACACGATCCCCGGCGGGTTCAGGTTGGGGTTGGCCACGGTTGCGTAGGCCACCGGGCCGTACTGCGGCCCGCCTAGCCCACCGATCATGGCCGTGTCCACCAGGTCGGCTACGATCGACTCAGTCACGATCCCGTTCGCGAAGTCCATCACGGCATCGTTGTTGTCGTTATTGCTGTCGGTCAGAATCACTTTCCCGACCGCTTGAAATGGCGCGCTGGTCGTCACGCCGTTCGCGTCCCTGGTCCAGTAGCGCCCGTCGTTCAACTCGATCGTCATCCCAAGCGTCGCCTCGGCGAGCGCACGCTGCTGGTCGAGCGCCGCCAGCGCCAGGTTGGTGAACGATAGTTGCGGCGGCAAAAACGCCTTGGCCTTGTTCTGAAACTCCGTCGTGGCGATCATATACCTGAAATCGGTTGTCGTCATTGACACACGATTGAAGGTGATGCCGTAGCGGGTCTTTCCGACGAGCACGACGGTGAGAATGTCGCTCACCGGCGTTGCCGTAGTCGGGTTATCCCAGGTTATGCTGGGCGTCACCTTAAGATCGCTGGGCATGCCCCAGGTGACATTGCTCATCACGATGCCCAGCCGGTTGTATGAAAAGCCGTCCATGAGCATCGCGGTAAAGAGCGCCTCTTTCCGCCAGCGCACGCCGGTCAGTAGCCCGTCGATCGTGCGCTGCTCGTAGTTCTCGAACAGCCCCATATCCTGCGGGATCTGTCCTCTGAGGCTTTGGAGCTGGTTGAGCATCGCCTGGGTCATGTTCGTGCCGTGTTTGAGGTTCGGCACAGCCGTGCTTTCCAGACTGAACTTGCCGGCCTGGTAGACGACTGCGGCCTGGTCGTCGGCAATCAGATCGGCGATCTGGAGGCGCCCGACGAAGCGGGCCATGATCTCGCCGTCGAGCGCCGGCACGTCGTTGATCCGGTTCGACCAGACCAGTTCGGGCGGCATTTCGCGCACGTCCTGGAGCGCGTCCATGATCGTGTTGACGCGCGCCGCCCGTAGGAACCGTAGATTTTCAGCCATAGGTGACTCCTTATTGGATGCGCGGCGAAGCGCGCTACACGATCAGGTCGTGCTACAGATCGACGTACTGAATGCGTGGAAAGGCTGTTTCGAACGCGCTGACGGTCGGCTGCAAACCACCGATGGAGGTCGGGTTATCGCCGCCGATTTTGAGCCGCGCGCGCCAGACCCTGCCGCCATCGAACACCGCAGGGTGATTAGAGGCGATCTCGCCCAGACCCAACGGACCTAGCTCGGTGACGGTTTCGTTCAGGATAAAACAGTGGCCTTTGCTCAATGTTTGGCGCCCATCGGTTGCCGTCGAGCTGTAGGGTCCGTAGGTATGTGGCCCCGTGCCGGCGGTGCTGGTCGCAATAGCAATGGCATGCCCCGCGCCGGTCGTGCTGTCGGTATAGGTGAGCGCGGTCGCGTCGCCGACTTCGACTGGGAACGTGACGGTGTAGGGACCACCCGCCGAGCCGGTGACGACGACGCCAGCATAATTACCGCCCAGCGCACGGATGGCGGTCTGCACCGTCGCCGCACTCGCGTTGTAGGCAATTGCCGCCGTGGTGTTGCTGTTGCCGGTCAGGGTGAAGGTGCCGCCCGTCGCATTCGAGAGGGTAACGGTCTGGACTTCGGCGATCTCCAGCGCACACATGATGGTGCCGAGTTCTAACCCCTTCGCGCCAGCCGCGATAATCGTGCCGTCAGCCAGCGTCCGCGCGGTCACCTCGGCGGTGACGGTGGCCCAATCGATCGTGATACCACCGGCTTTCCACTGCGGCGAGCCATCGGCAGTGACCTGAATACCAGTGCCCGTGCTGCCCAGTACGGTGCGTCCAAATGTCGGCATAGGTTTCTCCTGTTGTGTCGTCGGCGCTATCTGCCGAATCTGCTGCCTACCGTCGCTTGCCGTTCTGCCGCTCGGCGTACCGCTCGGTCTTCGAGCGGACGTCGGTCAGTTCCTTGTCGGCGCCGTCGGTGTTGTTGGTCAACACCGTCACCGCGGCATCTGGCGCGAGCACCTGGGTGCCGAGCTGGTGCTTGGGCCGGGCTGTGGTCGCCGCTTCCAGGAGCGCCACGCACGACGGCTGCCCATCGGTGCGCGGGTGGGCCTGGTCGATCTCGGCAGCGCGGATGTAAAGCGCCGCCAGCGCCTGCGCCTCGGCCGGGTAGGTCTGCTGCGCGTGCGACGCGACGAAGGCGCGCGCGTCCTTCTGGATCTGCTCGGCCTGCGCCTGGGCCAGCGCGGCGCGGAGACGCGCCAGTTCCTGGTCGCGCTCGTCGTGCGCCTGAGTGGGGGCCGCGCTCTGCAGCGAAGTGGGCGCGGGAGCTGGATCGGTGCTCGTCTCGGGGATGATGCCGGCCTCTTTCGCGCCACGCCAAAAATCGGTCCACGATGGCATAGGTACCTCCTGTGTTGCGCGCATATCCAGCAGCGCACTGATAGATGGAAGAGCTTGCTTGAGCGGAGATGGCCCGAGCGCGGGCAGCGCACCCCTGGCGAGCGCGGCAGCGGCGCTTTCCTCCGAGCCAAGCGCATCGGCCAAGCCAGCGTCAACGGCGTGCTGGCCGACCAGCATGCCGCCTTCGATCGCCAGGATCTGCGCACGCTCCAGTCCCCGGTTGCGCGCGACCTGGCTGATGAACACCTCGGTCAGGTCGTCGACCATCTGTTGGATGACCGCGCGCCCCTCGTCGGTGGTCACATCGGGCCGCTTCTTGGGCGACTGTGTACTCACAAAGTCGATCCGGTAGCTGGGCCGCTTCGTCGGGTCAGGCACGCCCATGATGGTGCCGATGCTGCCCAGGAGCGCGGTGCTATCCGCGACGACTACATCGGCGGCGCTGGCTATCCAGTAGGCCGCGCTCGCGCCGTAGCCCTCGACGTAGGCCACGATCGGCTTGCGGCCCCGCGCGGCGTAGATCGCATCGGACAGCTCGTTGATGCCCGTCACCTCGCCGCCGGGCGAGTCTATTGCGAACAGGATGCCCGACACCTTCGGGTCGTCGAGGGCGGTCTGCAGGTCGCGTGCGAGCGAGTCGGTGGTGACGCCGCCCGAGGCCCGTGTGAAGATATCGGCGTAACGATAGATCGGTCCGTCGATCGGGATGACCGCGACCGAGTCTCGCATGGTCATGCGTCCGCTGTCGTCGCGGCGCTTGCCGCCGCGCAGGGCGAGCGAGCGCGGGCCATGCATCCGGCGGGCGATCTCCTCTTCCGGCAGCGCATCGCGAGCAGCCATCGATAGCATGGCCTCCAATGCCTCGGCGGTCATACACCAAGGGACGGTCAATGCCAGGCTGTAGAGGTCGCCGTTCACCCTGTCGTCCCTCCGTTCTGCTGGCCGCCGCCCGGCGGTGGCTGCTGCTCGGGCGCTGCCGCGCGCGGCGGCAAATTCAGCTGCCGATCGACCCCGGCGTACTGGCTCGGGTCGAGATACCCGCTGGCTTGCAACTGGGCGAAGGCCGCGATCAGCTTGGCGATATCCTCTGCCTCGGTCTCTCCCAAGCTAACCAGCGGCGTGAGCGGCGCCAGCTTATCGCCATAGTTGTAGCGCACGAGGTTGCGTAGCACATCGCGCCGCACCATTCGGCAAGTCGAGCGCTTCGCCTGATGCACAATCGTGCCCAGTGCGTCCTGATGCACGCTCGCCTGGGCCCTCGTGCCCTTGTCGCCCTCGGCCATGGCCAGTGCCTGCGTGGTGATCGCCATGGTGATTTCGTTGTTGTACAAGGTAAACGCGCGGAAGAAAGCCGCGCCCTCGCCCTGGCTGAAGAGCAACTGAATCTCGTACTCTGCTGGGAAGGCCATCGCCGTGCCGTTCTGGAAGGCGATCAGCCGATCAAGTAGGGCATCCACCGCATTGATGGTCAGGCCCGTCGCTGGGTCCGTCACCACCGTCGCGCCTTTGGCGGTCTTGCCGACGATCGAGGGGGATGCGAACTGGGCAAGGTACTTGAGGAACTCCTGCCAGGTCTGCATCTTGAGCCACCAGGGGTTATAGGCGGGTCGTAGATCGGAGGTGCCGCGCGGGTCGTTGTTCTTCGGCCGGAAGGTCGTCACTGCGAACTTCTCGCGCGGAATAAAGTTCGCGTTGGTCGCCGGGTCAATCAGGGCGCCGGTCGAAACCAGTGGGCGGCCCTGCTCGCGGCCGACGAAACCCAGCAGTCGCATGTACGGATCGACCACAAAGGCGGTCGACTCGCGCGGCTTGACGGTCAGACTGCGCAGCACCGCACGGCCGGGCTGGGGGCTGGCGTCGAATGGCCAGTACTCGATTTCCGCCACGCGATTGCCGAGGGCCATGCAGGCGAGCATATCCCAGAGCACGTCATCCAGCGCCGTCTCCAGGTCCTCCATCTGCGGCTCGACGAAGGCGAGCAGCTCTTTAGCCTGGTCATAGCCGTCGGCGTCGGCGTCGGCGACCGCTGGTGCGAGCGCGATCCCTTCCTCCAGGATCGCGGCACGAAGCAGGATGTCGCAGGCGGCCACGCGGCTGTCGAACAGCATCCGCTCGTACAGATCGTCCCCAAAGTCGCGGGTCACGTCGTCGAACGACCAGGGAAGGGCGAGCGCGCGGCTCCGCTGGCCCTGGTACCACCAGAGGCCGCCGCCCACGACGACGGCCTTGTCGAGGCCGGCGGGGCGCTTTCCGTTCTCGGTTGTGGCGGTATCCGTCATAGAATCACGAACGGCGCACCCGACTCCACGAGGGAATCGAATGCGCCGCGGCTTTTGCAAGCGGGGGCGCTTGGCTCTTTTCAGTTAGATCCGTCGCCGCATCCGCCGATTCGGCGGGATGTCTCGCGGACGCCCTAGTCGATCGTCGATCGCGCCGATCGAATGAATAAACGCCCGCCTGAGCGCGGGATCGGCGCCGTGGGTCACGAGCGCCTGGTCGAGCGCCTCACGCACCAGCGTTAGCTCTATTGTAGCACGACCGTCAATATTCTGCTGCTGGTCGCTCATCGCGGTTTGTACCCTTGCACGAGCGTGCGCTGGCCACCCACCGCCGGCAGCGGCACGGGCGCCGCGATAGCCTCGAACGCCCGCGCGCAGCCCATACTGAGCATGACCGCAAGATCGATCTTGAGGCTCTGCGCGCGCTTCACGATCCGTATCTGCCGCCCTTCACCGCTCACCTTTTTGTCCGCGTTGTCGAGATGCTTGCGCAGCTCCGGGCTACCGTCATGGACCAGGCGGCGCTGAGTGATCAGGTCCCAGAGCAGCTTGTCGGCGGCCAGGCGCTGCGCGCCCTGTGGGAAGGGCACGAGCGGCACGGGAATCTCTCGCCCTGGCGCACTGAGCCGGCGCATCATCTGGCCCAGCAGAAACGGGTCATAGGCGATCTGCTGTACCGCGTGGCAGTTGACCAGGTCGCGGATGTCCTGCTCGATCGCGTCGAAGTCGAGCGGGCCGCCTCTCGGCACGTAGGCCCGCGCGTAGCGGACGGCGAGCAGCTCGGGCACGGTCGGGTGGCGTGAGATCAGGCCAGTCGCAAATGTGTCACTGCTTTCGCCCGCATCCATCGCCAGTACGCAGGGTGTGTGCCGATCGAGCGGCGGCAGTGTGTCGTCGCGGCAGGCGTCCCAGAGCGTGATCGCGCTGAGAAAGCGATCGACGTCGTCGATATCTTCCCAAGCCGCCTCCAGGAGCACACGCGCCTCGGCCTCGGTCAGACTCTGGCGCCGCTCGGTCACGTAGCCATCGGCCAGGTTCGCCGCGTTGTCTGCGGTCAGCAGGTCGATCACCAGGATCGTGGCCTTGAAACTGGCGAACGGGTCATCCTCCTGGAGTGGCCCGAAGTATTCATAGAGCCAGTGCTTGCGCGGGGTGGTCGTGTAGTAGTGCTGGGGCGGCTCGCCGCGTGGGCCCGCGAGCCGGCAGCGCCCGTCAAGCACCTTCAGCATGGCCGGTGTCTTGTGGCGTCTGGCCTCATCAAAGTGCCCGAAGTGGACATTGGGGCCTTCCCAGGCGCTTGGATCGTCGAAGCCGCCGCAGTAGAGGGTCGCGCCATTGTCGAAGGTCAGCGCGAACGGCTTGGACGGCTCCCAGTCGGTCGCAGCCTTATACTGGTGGCGGGCGGTTACGTGCTGCCAGGGACACCAGCGGCGGAACTCCGGCCAAAGGCTACGCTTGAAGTGCTCAAAGTCAGGGCTGCCCATGATGCCATGCATGCCACGGCGGAGCCTCTCAAGATCCTTGATCACGCCAGCGACGGACTTGCCGCCCCCTTCGCCACCCTTGGCCAGCGCGCGACGGGGCGTGTCGGAGTAGACGAACAGGCGTTCATCCGCGTGATGGGGCGTGTAGGGCTTGCCGGTCTCGCGGTTGATGTAGGTGCCCACATCCAGCGACCAAGACGAGCCTGCCGCCGCGGTGGTGGTGGTGGTGGTGGTGAGTGCGCGAGCGCGCTCGGCCAGCGCGGGATCACTCGCCAGGCGTTGCGCCGCCAGCCGCGAAAGCAACGATCCGGGCGTAGTCGTCCGGCGGAAGGTTGTCGCGTAGTCGGTCAAGGAATGCCTCAATTTCGCGTTCGAGCGTCAGGTCAACACCCTGGCGTCGGTGGCCCATCTCTTTCGCAATATCGTCGAGTGTCTCGCGCCACGCCTTCTCATTCCAGAGTCGACCCTTGTCGTCAGCCTTCCACTTGATCGCGTCGAGCGCGTCGGCGTGCTCCTTCAGCCGCTCGACCCGCTCTGCCTTCAGCGCAAGTCCGGTAGTAAGCGCAGCATTCCGCCGCTCGTCGCGCTTGGCCTCGATCTCTATCTTGTAGCGCTTGCGATAGTAGCTGATCCCTTGCTGAGTCAGATCTGGCCACTTACGATCTGCAAACCACTGCCGAATAAGCCCCTCTGTGTACTCTGCCGCCACCCATTCCAGGAGCTGATTACGCTGTTCATTAGTTAGCTTCGGGGCTGCCAAAAGACAAACTCACACAAACTACGGCACTATCCACACCCTGACCTTGCAATCTCGCGCGCGCCCGCTCCAGCCCTTGCCGCAGATCCAGCGATTGCGATACCCCAGCTCCACCCACACACGCCTATCGATCAGCCCCTGCCGGTGGCCCTGCCCATCATCCGGCAGATCGACCACCAAACAATTGAGCGTCCCCGCCGGCCCCTCCACTCTGACCCAGAGCCTGGCCATGTCCGCGTCGTGTGCCAGTGTGTAGGCCACGTAGCACGGCGCCGGTGCTGTGGCGTAGTGCGGATCGTGCGCTGCGGCCCTGCCCTCCATCACGTTTTCAGCGTACATCACGGCGTAGCCGACATGATCGGGCGGCCTGACCGCGCCAGCACCGAGGGCCAGGATGAGCACCGCGGCGCTAGCGAGGCCCATCGACCTCGTCGTCAACAAACAGCCCCGTGTGGCCGGGGTCTAGCTCGTCGCCCCGCTTCGACCGAAACAGCGCGAAGGTCAGCACGCCCAGCGTGAAGCACCCAACCGCGACGCAAAATATAACGAGACCAATCACCAGTTCTTATCTCCTACTCGTGGCTGCCCAGCGAGGCCGCGCGGGACCTGTGCATCGTCGCGGGCGCTCTGGGCCCCCACAGCCGCCCGATCAAGGCCAGCAGCGGCCAGCGCGACGCCTACCCCCACAACGACATCCTGCGCCGCGAGCTGCGTCGTCAGGATGTGACCAGACGCCAGACTCACGACGCACGAGCCACCGATGCCACCGACAAGTGAGACCAGCATCAGCAGCCAGGACGGCGCGGTAGGAAAGCCGTACTTGGCCAGGTTGACCAGCGCACTTGCCAGCGGCAGCACAGCGGCGGCCTCAATAACCGCGGTCATAGCGATCCTTTCGTGAGCACGTAGGTTGCAACGACAGCGACGAGCAGCAGCACAATGACAAGCGCCACCGTGATGATGACCAGCCATTGCCAATGGACCTTACGCCATTGCATGCTATCCTCGATAAACAACTCCAGTTGCGCGCTCCAACGTGCGATGCTGCGCTCGATATGGCTAAGGCGTGTATCGGTCGCCATGTAACGCCCGGACGGGCCGAGCGCTTCGACGACATCCGGCATAAGGGGCGACGAAACGGCGGCTTCGACCAGCCCCAGCGCGCGCCGGAGCCCCTCGATCTCGATAACGATCGACGGGTCGATCGCGCTCCCCTCTTGCGCCTGCCGCAACTCCAGGAGCCGCAACCGGCGCATCTGGGTCGTGCGGATGGCGAGCAGTCGCTGCGTCTCGTCATCCACCCGCCACCGTCTGTGCTACAATCATGCGTAACCTCGTGGTAATTCGTCTGCCACCTGGCCAGGCTCGGCGTGCTGCTCACAACAGTCGCGCCGGGCCGCTGCTCTCTTGCTCTCTTCTATCGCGAAAGCGCCAGGAAAAGACCGATCACGGTGGCGGCCAGCCCGACACCCCCCACCAGATATACCCAACCGGCGTTCAATCCTGCGCCCCGGCCCTGCTGCGCAGCGATATAGGACATGATCGGCGCTAGCAGAGCCTCTATTTTCTCAACTGCGGCGTTGAGTTCGGCGTGTGTCGCGTACCCGCCGCGCTCGCTGCTGAGTTGCTCCCGGAGTCGGTTATCCCGCTCATCCTTATAGGTCTGATAATCGCGCTGGAGGCCGAGCGCGATTTTATCGGCCTCCTCTTTGATCTTCAGCGCTTCAGCCCGTAGTTGCGCGCCTTCAGAATATCGCCGATCGCGCTCTGCTTGGAACCGCAGATCGGCAATATAGCGCTCGTCGAGCAGTGCCTTCAGTGTGTCGATCGTCCAGCCCGACTCCACCGTCCGTCACCTCCCGAATGTCCAAGCGGCCCAGCCCATCGACTTGCCTGGCCGGTCCAGCACCGCCGGAAAGCTCGTTCCGTACGCTCTGTTGATCAACCACGGCTGCCAGGTGTCATCCCCCGTGGCCCACCACCCCCCGTAGGAATGATCCAGCTCCTGGAGGAACCGCACCGCCCGCAGTAGCGCGTAGTCGCTCCACGCCCAGCTGTCATAGCCCGCGCGACTGAGCAGTTGTGCCTGGATCAGCGCGCCCTCCATCGCACCCCACGGATAGCCGGTGTGGCATGGCGGCATACGAAACGAGCAGCCGCGCCGCATATCGTCGGGCAGCGCGCCGTCGATCAAGTAGCCAGACTTGCGGGCGCCGAGGGGATCGACGCCGACGGGCGCACGCGGGTCGGCCTGCCAGGACAGATCCCCGTACGTGAAGCCGCTGTAGGCGGTGCGGTCGCCGAGCCAACCCTTGAACACAGCTGCAGCTCGCTCGAGATCCACCGTATCGCCCAGATAGAGATCGGCCGCGATACGGGCGCCGCCGGCGTGCGTCCCCCAGTTGTTCGGGCGCTGCTCGTGGGTGCGGACCAGGGTGATCCCGTCGAGGGACTCACGCCGCACCATACTGAGCCAGGCGCGGAACTGGGCATCTCGCGCGGCATCGTAGCTGCGCAAATCGATCAGGTCAGCGGCGATCACGTAGCTGGGCAGGTTACGGCCCAGCGCCAGGGTGCGCCCGCCTCGCTCGGTGCCGACAGCGGCGAGGATCGCGCCGGCGGCCTTCGCGCGGTAGCGGGCATCGCCCGTCCGAGCGTAGACCAGCGCGACCGCCAGCGTCTTGACATCGTGGTCGCTGTCCTGATCGCGGATGGCGGCCTGCCCGAGCGGGCCATCAGCCGCGGCCTTGAGCCTGGCCCAGGCAGGGCCAGCCATCGGGAGCTGCGCCAGTTCGGCGGGCGAGATCCAGATGCCGGTAGCGGCGGCGCGGCTCGGGGCAGGGAGCGCGAGCGCCAGGAACAGACAAAGGACAATGAACCACTTCACGATAGCCACCCCCTTGGGATCGCCTCTTCTTTGAGTAGCGCCTGCTCAACACCGTACGCCGCGCTCTCCTTGATACAGACACGCTGACAAGGGAATACATCGCAGTTCAGCTGGGCGTCGTGAAACTCATCGGCCAGTGGATACCCGCAAAAGACAAGCCCCCCGCGCGCAGCGTAGAAATCGGCAGCCTGCTCGCTGCAATAGCGCGGCGGCGTGTTCGGCGGGCCGGGGATCTGGCGCGCTTTCAAGCGATCGGTGGTAAGCGCTTGCGCAAGCCGCTGTTGCAACTGGGGCTTCAGAGCATAGAAGGCATCACCGGGGCAGGTGCGATCCGACATGCAATCGCGGTGCGCGTTGAGGTCAGGGCCGATATGCGCCCAGCGGTGTAGGGCCGTGAGAGCGTCGATCAGGAGTTGTTGCTGAGCGGCGCTTGGTGCCTTGTTCTGAAAGTCGCCGACCACCTCGACGCCAAAACGGACGGGGTTGCAGCCCCCCGCATGCGTGCCCGGTACGGTCGGTGGGGTCATGGCCCATATGCCATCGTCGGCGGGGTTGGGGCTGTGCAGTGCGATGTAGAGATGCGGACCGCTCGTCCAGCCTTTGCCCACATACGTCGCCTGCATCGATTCCATCGACGCCTTGCCACGCCACTGCGCCTCAGTCGGCCGGTAGGTGTTGTGATAGGTAGAGCCGCGCACCCAACTGGGCCGCGCCATGAGGGCAAGCCATGCCGCAAAATCGGAGACGGTCTTGAACTGGAGGTTAACGGAGTTAAAGGTCATGCCGCAGGCCCTCCGACAGTGCGGACAAGCCTGGCGCGATTATCCTAGCACAAATGTGCCATTATGACAAGAGGGGAGAAGAAACTGTAATGTGGAACGCTGGGGACGGCCGGACCAGTGCCAGGTCCGCTCTGCCGATCAGGTTCGTCGCCGACATGTCAACCGGAGCATCTACGGCGCCTATCTCCGCATACTCGCAGCCCCCTGACCAGGCCGTCCCCCATAATGCTTGTGCGAATCGAGGTAAGTGGGGGTTCAGCGCATACAGTATAGCACACATGTGCTATGATAGAAAAAACCACCCCGAGCGCGACGGACAAGCCTGGCAGCGGTCTGTGTCGCGCTCGGGGTGGTTTCGACTTACTCCAGGGCAACCTTGATCGCGTCATCGCCGCCGATCACGAGCGGCCTATATTCTAGGACCAGCCCCTTCGCGTCCTTCTTGACCTCGAACGCGATGTTGCCCCGCGCTTTCTCTCCTTTGGCCAGCTCGCCACTCTTCAGCGACTGATCGCCAGCCGTGAAATCTGCGTTGTATTCGAAACCGTCGCTATCTTTCACCTTGAAGTAGAGCGGGTTGTACGGAGCTTTGTCCTTATCGACATTCTCGATCACCACCTCGGCGATCACGAATTCATTCCCGTCTTTGGCCTTCTGGAACCTGCTGAGTTCAGCGGCGCGACTCACCTTCATGACCGTCAGCGCGGTGCCGTTCAGTTCGGTCCGATCGCCGATCTTCGCAACAGCTGGCGCGGCCTGGGCCGCGGTCGGTGCAGCTGCTGGCGCACTGGTCGGTTGTGCGGCGCTGCTACCCGACGTGGCCTGCGCTGCTGGCGCGCTCGTGGCCGGTATAACCGTCGCGCCACCAGTGGATGATCCGCCACAGGCGATGACAAAGAGACCCAGCACGATCGCGGCAATTCCGATAGCTTTCCTGGACATTCACCCCTCCTATAACTAGCCGATGCTACGCTTGTTCAAACGGCGAGCGCGGCCGGAGGGATTCGCCTGTGACACACCGCATGCAAAAGATTACAAAACGTTAACTGCGCTTGACTCGACCTTGCCTAGTATGCTTTAATAACTCCCCTGCCCAACGTGCCCCACGACCGTGCGCCACCAAGACTACCTTTTGAGGTATTGACACGCACGCATCTGGCGAATATGCTAGCACAAGGGTTCTGTAGAAAGGGATGGCATGAAACTCGAACGAGTCAGGCTACTCTACTGCATCGCCGTGATCGCCATCGCGGTCATCCTCGACTGCACTGGTGGCTTCATCGGCTGGACGGCCGCAGTGGTGGTACTGGCTGGCGCGCTACCGCTGTTCAATATCGGGTGCCAGGCAGCGGCCAACCGAGAGAAGCAGCGCACACTCGCTGAAGTCACTGATGTGGTTGCCCCTCCAGAGCATCAAGATACCCATCAATCCGGGACCGCAGCTCGGGATCATCTGACATCTGAGCAATCCGCCTGAGGAGCGCCGCCCGCTTCGGGTCGGTGTCAGCAATTGCCAATATTGAATCGCGCTCCGACTGCGTTAGCACCTCATCAGCTCCGCCCGGCTCATCTCTTAAAAAGTGCCGCACCACATCATCGATTTTTCCGCCGACAACCCCCACAAGCCGCACCATAAGATCGAACCCTGGACTATAGCGCCCCGCCTCCCAGTCGGACACCGTTTTACTGACAACTCCAATCCGCCGCGCGACCTCCTCTTGAGTCAGCCCAGCGGCCTTTCGTCGCTCTTGCAGATATATGCCTACCGCTACCATGTCCATCTCCCCCATTCTCCCATAAATCGAAGGTTATTTCCATAGAAACATTCTTATGGAAGTATGCTTCCTTCTGGCCTCTTGGCACCCCTAGCTGTTCCTTGCAAAAGAAGTATTCTTCCCTTATACTGATCTGTAACGGAAGTTAACTTCAGTCAAGAGAGGCGTTCCATGCAAACTTTCCCCGAGCGACTCGCGCAAATCATTCGGCGCCTTGGTAAAACCGAAGCCGAGCGAGCAGCCAAGCTGGGCTACACCACGCGCCAGCTCGATAACTGGGAAAAGGGACTTGGCATCGTCAATACACTTGAGCGTCTAGAGAGCGCTGGCATCATTCATCTCAACGATGGTTCGTGCTCCTGCCCGGAACAAAACTAAGCACAGAAGTATACTTCCGAATTGACCCCTTGGCACCCCTAATTGACTCTTGAAACAGAAGTATTATTCTGTTATACTGCACACATAGGAATTATACTTCTTACTAAGGAGCCACCGTCATGAGCAGCCAGCACCAGAGCGACATCACCACCCGAATCGCCTATAACAAATTCGACCGCGATTACACGTGCTACGCGACGATCGACGGTGTGGAGCAAATCATCGGCGTCGGCGAGAGCAGCGCCGAGGCCGAGGGGATCTGCCGCGACTACCGCTTCAACCACTACAGCGACAATCACACCCCCGAGAAGGCGGCCCAGGTCGCGGCCGAGACGTTTGACCCCTCGCCCAGCGCCCTCGACCTCCCGCCGATCAACGTGCTGGCCGACGTGGCCGCCGAGCTGGCGACGGCCGCCCAGGACGCCGGCGACACCGCCAATATGCACGCACTCAACAAGGCGATGAAGCAGCTCCACGAGGGCACGACGCCGGCGCCAACCACCGGCGGGTTTCTGATCGAGAGCAGGACGCGCGGCGGCGTGGTGCATCGCGTGAGCACGGTTCACGGCTGCTCGTGCGAGGCTGGCAGATCGGGTCGTGTGTGCTGGCACCAGAGCCTCCTGGAAATCATCGAGACTGCCCAGGCTCGCGCGGTCATCTCTGCCCCGATCGTTCCCGTG